TGGCTGGACATGACGAGCGAGGAGGAGTGATGGGCGGCATCTACTTTGCAAGTGACGGCAACTATGGCCCGGCTGATGGGCTTGTCGTGGTGGACACGACGTGGTGGAGCGACACCGATTGGGAAGTGATCGAAGAGGCGAAGGAAAGCCACCGTGCGGTGGTGGCTTGGGCTATTGCCCGTGACAAGAGGGGAGTGAAGGCATGTACGCCGTCGCAGTAGGAGAAATGTTTGACCGAATGAACTTTCATGGCCCGTTCGCAGACTTTGAGGATGCGGAAATGTGGGCCGAGCAGCAAACGGAAACGGCGAGCACGTGGATTGTGCGACTAGAGAACACCGGCAACGAGGCCAGGCTGATTGAGTTCAATGAGATTGACGGCGGGCCTTCCGGCGTGTGGTGGGAGGCCGATTGCTGGGGCGACTACCGCTCGTTTACTACGGAGGATGAAATGTATGCCGCCGCAGTGGAATACAAACGGCAAGGTTTCGCCATCAAGTTCAACACTCAGGCCGAATACCAGTTGACGTCGGCATTGGAGGACTTGGGATGACTGAGCATTGGGTGCAGTTGGACGTGTACCTGCGGACCAACACGTTAGACGAGGCAATAGAGAAGGCAGTGGACGCATTGAGCGGCATAGCCGTGGAGGTGTATGTCCGTGAAAGTGCAGTGACCAACGATGACCCGAACAAGTGGGAGGTAAGTGCTCATGGCTGAGGCAGTCACGTTCATTGTGTGCGCGTTCATCATCGGCCCAGCGATCTTCGTGTTCGCTGACGAGTGGAAGCAGTTGAAGCAGGAGCGCGACGAGTACCGCGCACTGCTGGACGAGTACGAGATTGAGGCAAGTATGCGCCGTCATCCTGCGGCGCAAAGTAACATGACACTGAGGAGGATCAAGTGAGCGTGCGTGAAATGGCGAAGTGGATCGACAAGCAAGGCATGTTGGGGATCGACGGCATGCAGTTCCCCGTCGTAGTGAAGGACGTGAAGCAGGCATACGGCAACCTGCGCTGCCTCGTCACCCCCGTAGGCGGGGGAGGGTCCACGTGGGTGGATGCGTCCCGCCTCGGCATCGGGGAGGAGGCATGAGTAAGGCATCCATGACCATGCAAGGGGAGCATGACGCTTTCGTCGCCATGCTGGACTGCCTCATTCTCGGGATCACTGAGGCGATCACGGATCACCAGTTGGAGCGGCCGATTCGTGTGCCCATGCCGGATGCGTACCGGGCGTATCGGATTGCTGAGGATATTGCGGAGGCGATCCGACTGGGGGACCACGATGAGTGACGAGCGTGTCCCACCGGGGTGCCGAGAGAGGCAGTGTCGTGCGGGTGTGTACGTGGACGGACTATGCCAGCATCATTACTGGCTGCAGCAGCAGGACGCTTTGCTTGCTGAGTTGAGTGCACACCAGCCGAAGCACCCGGACGAGTTGCCGGTGCGGCCTCGCCGGGTGCAGTGGCTGCGGGCGGGGTGGGCAGTGTGGATGCCGCTTCCCACCGCCCACGACGGGCAACCATGCCGGCAGCATCCGGATGACTTCTTCCCGGCTGAGCATGACCGTGCCGGCATGACGGGCATGAAGGTGGCCCGTGCCCGTGAGTCGTGTATTGCGTGCCCGGACAGGGTGCCGTGCGCCGAGTACGGGATAGCCCATTCCCGTGACTATGGGGTGTGGGGTGGGACGACACCGGAGGAACGTAGGCGGATTCTCAAGATTCGTGGGCAGGTGTTTGTCGATCTGCATGGTGGCTGGGTGTATGACCGGCGTGCCCAGTTGGAGGAGGAGGCGTCGTGAGGCCGCTTCCTACCACGGTGAAGGCCGTGGCGAAGATGCTGGATGAGCCAGCGGAGGACGTCACCACGCTGGCAAGGAATGTGGTGAACCTGATCTATGAGAAGTGGGCGCAGGAAGGCCACTACATCGTGGTGGTGACTGAGCCGAGCGGTTTATGGCATGCGTGGGGCCCGTACAAGACGGTGAAGGAGGCACATAAGGCGATCGGTGACCCGATTATTGCCTGCCGTGAGGGTGCTCGTGGTGTGTTGTTGAAACTACATAAGGACGTGCAGGCATTTATCCAAGGAGAAGAGGAGGAACTAGAATGAACATGCAGGAGGTGGACATGGAGAAGAAGGCCAGGAGCATCGCCCAAGATGCCTCGATCTACAACAGCGTTCTGGACGGTATCTGGCGGTTGGGCGATCGGGACGAGTGCAGCATCAAGCATATTGGCTGGGCCACTGCCGCTATTGGCGCTGGACTGGACTGGTCTGACGGCCTGGACTACAACACGCCGTGGCCCACGCCCTTCCCCGAGGACATGAACCCGTGGGAGGAGAAGATGATGGAGCAGAAGCGGAAGCGACTGTCTATCAAGTGGGCCAAGGTCGTGAAGTACCGTGACACGTTCGGCGTTGAACGGTTCGACCAGATGATGCGGTCTACGAAGTTCAACTGGTACTACGAGTCCTTCTTGCCTGACATGCAGGCAAGCAAGACCGTTGACTAGGCGAGCGGGTCGGGGTCGATCTCGGTCGGCAACTGCACGATAGACCCACACGATGCACACAAACCATCAAGCAAATACTGCGACACCAGCCCATCCTCAAACTGGGCAAGCATGTGAAACAACTGGCCACCGCAAGCGCACTGATGCAGTGGACCGAACGAACGCAGATCATCCTTGGTGGGTGGGGCGGTATGTATCCGCCTCACCGCCACGGGATGCGGAAACACCGGCATCACAAGTCCCTCACTTTACCGATGATGTCCCACAGCATGTCCTCCGTGGCCTTGTCCTCAGCCACCGAAGCCCACCCCGCTAGGATCACGAGCACGTCATCCCGCATTTCCGCACGCCCCAACTTGCGGGCCGTGTCATACGGGTCAACTACGATCCGTAAGCCAGGTGCCGTCATCGTCACTCCTTCGCATCACTTCACTGGCAATCAGCCACGTCAACCGATCCACTGCCCGGGACAGTTCATCCAGGGCCGGGCCAGTCAGATAGTTCAATAGGGATTCGTTAGCGATCCTGCTTATGCGGATCGTTTCTTTCACCCACCACACGTCAGTGGTGTCAAGCCTGCGCTGCACGCTGCACCCACTTCTGGCCGACACCGTGCTGACAGAAGCACGTCTTGTCACTGCACAGAAGGTGCAGGCGCTCAGCGTTCACGTAGTCACGTTCACTATTGGCGTTGCCAGCGGAGCGGCAGAACGTGCAGATGCTCACGCCTCATCACCTGTCTTGGGCCAGAACGTGTCATCCAGTTTCACGTATTGCCGGCCACGAGCCAGGCCGAGAGCGAGCGGGGGCATCATCACCATGAGGTTCCAGCACAAGTCCTCGGGATGCCACGGCTTGTCGTGCTCAGCGGGGTGATTCTCCATGAAACATTCCATCAACAGGTCTAGGTATTCCCTAGCCGTGATGCGGGGCACTACAGCACTCACAGTTCCTCGTCCTCCCACACGTCGTTCATGTCAGTGAAAGACCTGAGCAGGTCAGCCAACGCCACGCCCACCCACACCCCAGTGGCAAGGAAGGTGAGCCCGAAGAACACGGCTACCCATTCCATGCCGGGCCCCCCTCGTACATGATGCGTGTCTCTGCTTGTGCACGAGCGTTGGACCGCTTCACGCGCCGGTCGATATCCCACGGTGCATCACCACCCAAGTAGTCGATGATCTTCACGGTCGCTTTCACGAGCCGCTTACGGATAGCCTCCGCGGACACGTCACTAGCGTTGGCGATATCTGCCAAGGTCATGCCATGCTCGTAGCGCAGCCGCAGCACGGCCTCTTCGTCAGTGGAGAGGGCACGCAGTGCGGAGGACACGTCAGCGAGCATGGCCATGCGGGAGCCGCCTTCACTGGGCATCGACTTGCCCCGGAACTCCGTTATCTCCTCACCGGAGGAGGCACCCCAACGGGCCACGTCCCACACGTCGGGCAGCAGGGTCTCTAGCACTGCCAGGTGGTAGAAGTATTGGTCGGAAGTTTGCGACCCGCCTCGTGTCCGTTCCGTGAGGACATACTGCTGGCAGTTGCGCAGTAGCACGTGATAGAGGAGGTTCTTCTTGTCGGGGTCCTCAGCCCATTCCTCCACCTCACGGCGGTGGGTGGCGATCCACTCGTAGCAGACGGATACCAGTTCGTCCTCGGGGATCAGTTGCTTGTGGGATCGTGCGACACGCTTAGCCACTGAGCGTGCCATCTTCAATGCTTTCTCCGGCACGTCCCAGGTCATCGGTACTCCACGCCCCCGATGCGTGACCCGATGATGGGATACAGGATGGGGGCCCCGTCGTGGATGACAGTGACACCCTGCTGCCAGTTCCCTGACCCAGCCTTTAGGTAGGAGGCGGCTGACAGCCGCATGAGGTGCCCGCTCTCCACACCGAACAGGTGCCGAGTGATCCTGCCGTTCACACTATTGTGGTCATGCTGCAGCCCAAGGCGGTGCGTGTGCCCACACACCACGCTCTTGCCCCAACGCCTAGCCAAGCCAAGGGCAGTGCCGCCTGCGGTGCGGATCAGTGATCCTTCGTCGCCGTGGGCGAGCAGCCAACCCTTCTCAAACTCATATGGTTCGTCATGCCACGTGATATTCAGGGCATCCAAGCCAACGAGTGTCGGGTAGTCCAGCGCCCGGAGGCTGGCCAATGCCGGCGCATACTTGTGTATGTAGTGGCTGATGCGATCGGTATGATTCGACCTCATCAGATGGATGGGCTTGTCGCCCATCACCTCACGGAACTGGGCCAGCACACCGTGGGTCTTGTCAATGTTCTTCTGCAGGGTGCCTGCGTATTCGCCGGCAGTGCCCTTATTCCAGCGTGAAGGTTCCGGCTGGTCGCACTCATCACCCACGATGAGCATGCCGTCTAGGTCAGGATCGTCTGCGATCCACGTACACACCAGATCGACACTGCGCTGGTCATGGTCAGGGACTTGCAGGTCAGGAATGATAATCCAGCGGGCCATGATTCTCCTTGCTTAGAGGCGTCTGCGAGTTACGTGCGGAGTTGTCAATGCCAGGCCATGCACCGTCGATCACCATGACCCCGATCAGGCCATAGTTCGCAACGTCAATCCAAGAGTCACGCATACGCTCCCCGAAGGTTGCGTTCCCCGTGGAGAGCAGGTTCTTGATGCGCTCCATCTTGTCGCTCATGCGAACCACGAGCGCTGTGAGAGGGTCGGGGTAGCCGTTGGCGATATTGCCGGGGCCGTAGTCGTTGTGACGGCCAATGAGGATGCGCATGGCTTCACCGAATACGTTGGCTACTTCAATCTCAAAAGGGTGGCCGGTACGCGGAAGCACATCAGGCCGGTGCTCTTGTCCAGCGCAGTCAGTTCCAGCCCAATAGAACTGACTTGCTCTATCAGTCGGGTCCAGTCTTCGTCGGTCACTCACCAACCCCAACCTTCCTTCTCACTTCGGCTGCGCCGAACTGCAGATACACGTCATTCACATCCATGTTGTCGGGCATGACGATCACGGTGCTGCCTTCCACTGTGGAGGCAACCTTCTTGCCGAACTCCCTGCCTGCTGCATCGCCGTCGCATAGGACAAACACCTTCCGTTCCTCAAACAGCAGCGGATAGTGGGCTTGCCAGTTCGATGCGCCCGGCACACCCACGGCAGGCAAGCCACATAGGGCGTCGGTGACGATGCAGTCCATTTCCCCTTCGGTGATGCACACGAACGGGGAAGGCTTGAGCAAGTTGCCGACCCCGAACATGCGGGTGTGGCTGCCCGGTTTAGACAGATACTTGGCTCTGGCTTGTCCGCTGATGTCACGGAAGCGGATATCGACGGGGCCACCGTGCGGGGTGAGGAACGGGATGGCGAGCCTGCCGATCATGTCGGTGTCACCCGGTTGCGCGTTGGCTGCCGTTACGTAGCCGAGGCGGTATGTACGCGCTACTTCCAACGTGATGCCCCGCCCGGCTAGATACTCTTCCGCCAGATGAATGTCGGCCTCGTAGGCTCGGGTCGCCTGCTCCAAAGAGTTGCGCTCCGATACGCTTGGCATCTGCAAAGTTCACTCCCTCGTGGTGCATGATCACGGTGTATGAGTCGCCCTTGAAATCGCAGGCCATGCACCGGATAACTTGCAGGTCGTAGTTGATGCGGCAGGACGGGTGCTTCTCGCCGTGCACGAGGCAGCGCACGGAGTGCCAGCCGGTCACGTCCCGCACATCCCACCCGTAGTGTGTGAGGACGGTGGCGAGGTCGGGCTTATCGGTGGTCATCCAGCCACCAGTCCAGTTTCTGAATCACGTATGAGTCACCGATGCGGGCCATGCGTTTCTTCGCCACGACGACAGGGATGACGAGGCTGCGATCCAGCCGGTACAGGGTGGCGTAGTTGTCGGCTTCCACTTCGGCTTCCTTCACCCAGCCCGCTAGGTCAAGGGACTTGTGGGCTTTCGCTTCCCACGGGTAATGCTTACCCAGTGCACGCAACGCTAGGTCGGCTATGTCTTTCGTGCCGTTCGTGGGGTTACGTGTAATGTCGTAGCCACGATCTAGTGCGTACTCGCGCAGGTCAATCTCAAAGCCACTGCCTTTGCGCTTACTGGGGTTGCTCACGACTCACCACCCAGGTCGCTAATCGTCATAGTGGCCGGGTCGTAGGCAAGCCAGTTCACCTCAGTGCCCGTGGGTGAGGCGGCACCGTAACGGTTCTTCGCCGCGCAGACCCCGAGAAAGCCGGGGTTCTCGGCGCTCAACGTGAGCACCATCGCCGGCACTGCACTGATCTTGCCTTGCAGCGCATACAGGGGTGGTGCTTGGCCATTCCAGTTCTCTTGCCGCGTGTGATGCAATACGAGTGTGGCTGCGTTCGTGGAGCGAGCCCACCAGCGCAGTTCCCGCATCAGCGTGTGCAACGCCTGCCACGTGTCGCCCGTATCGAACGCCACATCTTGTGCGTTGTCGATCACGATCAGGCTCGGGTCGGTGCCGAACTCACGGAAGGCGTTGATGGAGTTCTCAATATGTTCAAGGGTGGGGGAGGAGTTCGGGTCGATGGCGATATGGCTCGCGGCCTGCAACACTTGGCTCGCCCACAGCGGATCATTCTTCTTCGCTTCTTCCGCTGCCCGCTGATCCATGCCGGTGAGCATGGACAGCAGCCGGATGGTGACGTTCTCTTTCGTGGTGTCCGCACTGAAATACAGGGTGGGCTGGCCGCACCGGACAGCAAGCGCAAGCGCCAAAGACGACTTGCCGCTGCCCGGTGCGCCCGCCGCTAGAGCGAGTTCACCGTGCCGCAGGCTGATGCCGCGCTCCAACAGGCTAGGGAACATGCCTGGGAGTGATGCTGCCGTGCGTTGCGGCAGCAGTACGGACTGGTGAAGGAACAGCATGGCTCAGACAGTGATCTTCTTGTCGCACTGTGCGCCGCGAGGCTGACTGCAGGCGTAGAAGGCGCGGTACGGCTTGCCGCTTGCCTTGCTCACACCTGCGGGGACGAACCGCATGGGAAGTCCGCAGTCGCAGGTGTGCTCGTCGGTGGCTGCAGCAGCCCCGGCCTGGGGGGTGGCAGGGGTGGGCCGGGGCTGCTGAGCCGGTGCGGCTACTGGAATGTGTGCCGCCACCGTGGAGGCAGGGACGATGGCGGATTCCAGTGCCACGATCTTGGGGATGAAGTCTGCGAACGCATCCAACTGCTCGTTGAAGTCGGCACCGTTCTCGGCGTAAATGTTGAGCAGTGTCCCGTTCGGGGTCTTGAAGTTCGCCTGGTAGGCGACACCTTGCGGTGCTGACATGGGTTCCTCCGTGTTGTGGGATGTAACTATGCTGCAGAAGAAGACTTGGTGCCGCCCACGGCGGCGCAGAAATCACGTACAGAACAAGAAACGCACATGCTGGTGACGTGCGGCACGAACACTTCCGCCTCAATAGCGGAACGTGCCTTCCCGAACCAGTCGGTGAGCCGGTCGGGGGTGTAGTGCAGGAGGCTGGCCGGTTGGGTGAGGCTGGCGGTGCGGGCCATGTAGTACCTGCCCACAGTGGGGCGAATACCTAGGGCTTGTTCGGCACCGTGCGCATACACCCCCAACTGCAGGGTCCACGCAGGTTCACGTGTCCCAGCCTTGATGTCGTGCACTTCGGCCTCACCGTTGGGGTTCGCCAACACCCGGTCGATGAAGCCACGGATCAGCACACCACCGAAGTCAAGGTTGAACGGTGTCTCAATGCCGAGGATCGCCCAGCCCTGCGACAGCAGGTTGCCCATGTGTGCCTGATAGTCACGCACCATGACGAGCCCGTTCTCAGCCCACCAATCCTTGTTCTCCTTGTTGGGCCACGCCTTGCTGGCGCGACCACCGGCACGCACTTGGCTTTCGTCCTCAACGGTGGCCAACTGCTTGTCCCACGCGATCTGCCATGCCTCTTCCGGTGTGTCCACCTTGCCTAGATCAAGCAGTTCTGTCGCCTCATGCACGGCAGAACCACCCAGCAGATACCAGGCGGGGGACTGGCTGACTTTGGCCACCTTCTCCAAGCGGTACTTCTCGCCGCAGTTCAGCCACGATTCCAGGCTTGAGAAAGACAGGTAGGCGGAACCGGTCAGCGCCTCAAGGTTGCTCACTCGGCTTCCTCCATCATCATCACGAACACGTCCAGCCCATCGCCGGAGGCGTGATCCCACCAGTCCATGCCTTGCCCTGCGACCACCCAGCCGGCTTGCTCGTGCCGGTCGATGATCGCGTCGTAGTCGTCCTCGCACCAGTCGCCTTTCCCGACGATGATGAGCAGCGGCCCGACACGCAGGTCCCGCAGTTCACCTTCGGCAAGGTCACTGAACGTGCCTTGACCGGTCAAGAATCCTTGTGCAGTGACGTTGGCCACGTGAGTAGCATGTACCATGTTCCCCCCCAAGTCCAATCGTGAGCCGAGGAAATATTGAGCAATCTGAGCGCACTTGCTGGACTTCCGCAAGAGGCCATTTCGGCGTGTCGCACCCGCTGGGAACGATTGGACATGAGTTACGGACGCGATTACACTGTCCTTTCGTGGGGGCATGGTCCCCAAAAAGCCGTGTAAATAAAGAAAAAAGCAGCCCCGGCCATAAAGGCCGGGGCTTACTGTTTGTCACTAATCAGTGGGATAAAGAAATACAGGCTTTCGTCTAATCGGTACGTCTTTCGGGTCGGTTGGCTCACGTGGCACGTAGATAATCCTGGGCACTTGGTCGGCACAGTAAGCGACAACAACATCTTCTTCGTTCAACTTAGCCAGCCAACTGTCCAGCCTATTAGCCTCTTCATCGGTCAACGGGTCGCCGGCTCGGCGCTTGCCGAGGAGGCGCAGCATGCGGATCGCGTAATGCTTGAGGTCTTTGCCTTGCAGCCGCCACGGAATCTCCTGCCCGTAGCGGCGCTTCTCCTCCGTCAGCCCAGCCCTAGATAGGGCCACGCTGACTGCTGCCCTCGTCACGTGGTGGCCGGTGTTGCGTTCCACCCATTCGGCTATCTCGGCATGCGTCATGCCGGACTGCACCATTTCAAGCAGTTTGTCCGCATTAGGTAGAACCTGTTGCCTAGCCATGTATGCCTCCCCTGTCCCCCTGGGGGCCATTGTTACACCATGCCTGGCAGTAACACTAGGCGAAACGGACACGTGTCTGGTCAAGGTTTCCTTAGGAAGTGTCCGAGGCGGGACTTGAACCCGCACAGCCCGTAAAGGCCACTGGCACCTCAAGCCAGCGCGTCTGCCAATTCCGCCACCCGGACGTAGCAGGCATAGGGTAGCAAGCCCATTTGGAAGATAGACTCACAGGGTCAAGTCCATATCGGGCCAGCATGTTGCCAAGCCACACGGTTCCGGCAGAGGCATGTACAGCAGTAAAAAAGGCAGGCATCGACCCACGTCAGCCTCATATAGAGATTATGAACCCTAGGGTCATGGTGTGGCATCCTACAAATGTCACACGGGGGAACGTGTGGCAGGTTACAATGGGTCCAAAGAGCACACCGGGGAGGCACCACATGGCACGCAACATCCAGGCCACCAGCCTGTCAGCAGCAATCAACGAGTTCACCGCCCACCTGCGGGCGAAGCGGCGGGCTAAGAACACGATCGACGGGTATGTGTACGTCCTACAGAAAGCCTTAGCCGTATGGGGTGACCTTTCTACAGACGCGGTAGAGCCCGGCCACATCGACAAGTTCTTCGCGGCAGGGAACTGGGCTGAGTCCACACAGAATCAGTACCTGGCCACCCTGCGGGTGTTCTTCAAGTGGGCCAGGAACGCCCGCTACATGGCCCCCGACCATGACCCCACCGTCCAGTGGGAGTCCGTCAGGGTGCGGAATAAAGATCGGTTCCGGCTCAGCCCCGACCAGTTCTACCCGCTGATGGATGCCTGCACCCACCCCCGGGATCGGGCGGTGGTGGCTATCGCCTTGTTCACGTTCCTGCGGGGCAGCGAAATAGCCACCCTGCGGTGGCGGGACGTGGACTTCGCTAACGCTCGTCTGCATGCGGTGCATCACAAGACGAAGTTGGAGGATGCGAAGCCGATCAGTGAGGAACTGCGGGAAGAACTGGTGCGCTGGCAGAACTGGTATCGGCAGGATCAGGGCACGATTCAGCCTGACTGGTTCCTTGTCCCGGCGAAAGGCCCTGACTTCTACCTGCAGGACCCGGTGACACGGAAACTCACCCGCGATAGCCGCAAGCCAGCGCACCTCAAGCCGACAACAAAGTTAGGGAAGCCTTACGAGGTGGTGCAGCGGGCACTCAAGGCGATCGGGGTGGACACGAAAGGGGAGGGGGTGCACACGATCCGCCGCTCAGGTGGGGCTGCCCGCTTCAACGAACTACGCGGATCAGAAGGTGCCGACTTTGCGATAGTTGAAATCGCAAGCATCTTGGGTCACAGTGACGTGCGCACCACCCAGCGGTATATCGGATGGAATATAGCCCGCGAGCAGAGGAATGAAGCAATCGCCGGGAAGCCAATGTTTCCGTCCCTCAAGCGTGCAGGTAGGATGCGCCTAGTGGAAGGGGGCAGTGGTGGCTCAGAGGCTTAGCGTCGTGTGTGACGGGTGTGGGGCTGAGGGGGATATGGAGCGGTTTTACATCAAGAATCGGCATGGCACGCAGTGGTTCATGGACTACTGCGAGGACTGTGCCGGGCCGCTGCAGCGGGGCAAGGGAGTCAACCTCCCTAAATCAACTAGGTATCAAAGGTTCAAGGTGACGCACCTGCCACCCCAGCCGAAGCGTAGGTAGCATGCCCCACGAGTGGGCGTAGGAGGCCACAGGAGCCCCGTAGAACGCCGAAAAGGCCCGGACCCATACACGAAGGTAGGGTCCGGGCCAATAAGGGCTCAGAATCGCTTACACAGCCTTCGCCTTGCTGGGCTTGCCAGGATGCTTAGTCAGCCACCGATCCTTGGCCTGCCGCCTAATGAACGGGGTGTCAGCCCACACGTCGTTCTTCCTGCCCACCGTAGGCAGAGTCGTGCTCGCCACACCGCCAGTGCCGTCCGTCCAATCGGCATGTGTCACGACACGCTGGAAGTTCGGGAAAGCCTCCACCCCCGCCACCTCACGGATAGCGCAGATCACGCGGGCCGTGTTCCGCCACTGCTGATCCGTCATGTCATCCACACCGAACTTGGTGCCCGGCTGGGGCCCTTCCATTTCGATACCCCACACCATCAGGTGAGCGGCATCCTTCGGAACACCAGCCCGATTCCACGGGCCACCAAGGCCCGAGTGCCAGGCCGACAGGGCAGACAGCACCATGACACGGCCATCAGTGCGCACCGTGTTATTGCAGTAAGGGTAGGCCGACGTGCCGTTCTGCTCCATCCACGCCTGGCCACCATCACCCGTGCCAGCCCAGTGATGCACCATGCAGCCGCGAATCCCATACGACCACTGACGGCCACGGGTATTCCAGCCTGGCCGGAAGATCAGTTTCCTCTCCGGAACCCAATCCCGAAGAGCCTCAGCGATCTGGTCAGCGGACGGCTTTAGGACTGCCACAGTGCCTCCCCGCAAGCAACGTCAGAAGGATCAGGCTCAATGTCCACAGCCGGCACCTCAGCGGGTGCCGTGCCCGGATCAAACTCAAGGTCATCTATCGGACTCACAGGTCATCGTCCTCATCCGGAAGCACCACTGCCTCATCCACCAGCGACGGGCCAAGGAACGAGCCCACGTTGTAGGACGCGATCGACGTGAGAACAGACACCACCGCAGCAGTCGCAGCCACCGCCAGGCCCTGCTGCCAGTCAATCGTCAGCACCGTCACCCCAGCCACAAACAAGGCCACGAGCGCCTGGCAGAAAGTCTTGATGGCTCGCTCGGACGTTGCGATCCAGAAACCTCTATCAGTCAGCAAGATGCTGCACCTCTCCGTCGATCCGAATAATCTCTTTCTCAATCCGCACAATCCGCTCACTCATCGCATCCACCTTGATATGCAAATCACCAAGGCTCTTTCCGCCGTTACGAGGCGTGCGCTGGTCGATGTAGTGCTCAAGCGGACGGACAATCAGGAACCGCCCCACCGCCACCACCGCAGCCACGAACGCCACGCAGACGGCAACAAGAGAGCCGACATCTTGAGCAACAGAAACCCAATCTGGCGTGTCATACATTTCAGACCAACCTCAAGACAATCTGGACAACGCCGCCAGCGTTCTGCTGCGCACGTGTCGGGGGAGCAGTACGTTGGAAAGCAAGCCGTTCGATATACGCCTCAGCCAATTCACCCGTAGTGAAATCTCGGTAAAGGATCGTTCCGGCAGTGTTCTCCAAGTCCTCCAAAGCCAGCAGGCGCTGATACGCGCCACCCACCTGGCCATGCCGCAACCCCTTGCGGTCAGTCTCGAAATCGAAAAGCATGCACACCAGTTGCAGCAGGCGGCTGCGCTTAGGCGCAGGCACCGCACGCACCTGATAACCCACCGTCCTCGCTGGGCAGGAGCAGGCCGGGTTAGACACCAGCCGCAACGCCACAAACAAGTCAGGCTCAGGGTTCGCGGCAGCAGGAGCCAGCGACCCATACACGTCATAGTTCGTGCCATCAGCGGTCACGATCTTCGCCCACGAACCAGGGGCCGTGTCGTTCCGCTTCGCCGCATACGCCTCGGTAGAGCCAAGCGAACCCGGCTTCAAGATCAGGCGCACATCCCGCCACGCTTTAGCCTCAAGCGTGCCTAGGCGGATACGGCCAGTCTCAAGCCAACCCTCAGTCACATACGTGGACTTCTCACGGAACAAGCCCGCACCATCCACCGCGAACCACAACTTGCCACCAGCCACAGTCACCTGCGTGGCTGAACCGCTAGTGCCGGCAGGGGCCACAAGGTCAGCCGCATAGGCGTACCGCAACTGTGCCGACTCAAGTGGCTGGCCAAGGTCGATCCGGTACAGGCCAGCCCGAGACACCCGGTTACCTGCAGTCGTGTCAGCAGCACCCGTCACATACACGAAACGGTCCACCGCCACCGCATCCCGGCAGCCACCCGCAATCTCCACAATCAGCGGGCCCATGCTCAACGAACCGTTGTTCTGAATGGCTGCCACACGCACACCCTTGGAGGTTCCTACAATCAGGAACGAGCCAAGGTAGGAGTACAGGCTGCGCACAAGTTCACCGCGAGGCAGTTCCGCCACCACCACCGGCTGATCCAGTTCGATCGCCGTCGTAGACGACGTGACCGTGATGTTGAAAATCGTGGAAGTGTCACCGGCATAGCCGGAAGCGAAAATGCTGGCCGGGCCCTCAGCGAAATCCGTCCACGTCCACGATGAGTTCGGATGCACATACAAGGCAGTCGGCAGGGCAGCCGGAGCGCCAGACGGGCTCAAGTTCGTCACCTCATGCAGCGACGCACCCTCAGCCACCATCAGGCGCTGCTTCACCCACCGCACCAGCGCGTTCGACGCCACCTCATAGATAGCGGAACCAGCACTAGAAGGCAGGCTGCCCTTGTAAATCTTGTCATTGTCAGCCACCACGTACTGTGAGCCAGTAGACGTGATGCTGTAGATATTGGCGCTGCCACCCCACGTCACCGCAGACGACGAGCCCGTGGACGGCTGATACGTCAAATCCGTGCCCTGCCCATACAGGACACCCGAATCCACACCAATCAGCACCGGGCCCGCACCCGTGTCTGTGATGATCTTCTCCGTGTCCTTCAACAGCGACAACTCGCCAGGGGTCCACACATCCACCCCGCCAGAAGTGGCGAAACGGAACCGCGCCTCAGCGTCATTCACTTCCAGCGGCTCAGCCGAAGTCAGCCCGGCACCGTAATGCCACGACGACTGCGACCTGATCCAGTAGCCAGAATCCAGGGACTGCTCACCCACATCCCGCTGGCTATCCACCCGCTGCCTACGAAAATCAGCAGTCTCCCGACGCATCGGGTACTGGTCTGACGTGGCATACAGGAATGGCAAACCGCCCACACTGCAATCCCACGACACACCAGCAGTAGCCGTCGTTGAAGTTCCGGTCGCACCACGGCCAGTCAGGTCGAAGACGACATCCTCGGTGATATCAAACGACGGCATCAGGCTCCTCAGAAAGACATGGACGTGCAGAAGCCGGGCCCCACGAGGAGGCCCGGCCCTGCAGCAACATCATCAGGCGGTCGTATCCACCCACAGGTAGCGGAACGTAGCCGCCGCCTCGTCAATCGCACTAGCCGTAGCGTTCGTCGCATACACCGTGACCGTGTTCGTGCCCGTCACAGCAGCGCCAGCGAACGCCAGGCCCGTTGTCAGAGCAGGCGGGTTTATCACAATCACGTCACCCGTAGCAGCACCCGTCAGGGTGAACGTGGCCGAACCAGTCTCACCAGCCGCAATCGAAGGCAGGTTTACCGAAGCCGTGCCATGCGAAATCACCGCACGCTGAGCAGCAGCCTTGCTGACATAGCGGGTGTCCATTTCGGCCACGCCGATACGGTCACCAGGGTCTGACGAAGGCGTGAACACCAGGGCCTGACCATCCTTGATACGGACAGTACGAGTGCCGTCAGGAGTGTTCGCAACCTCCTTGCCGTTACGGGTGACACTGATCACCACGTCCGTGTCCTTACCAATGTAGTAAGTCTTAGACGCCGTGATCGTGTCAGGGAAAGACACCGATGACGACAGAGCAGCATTGGAATACCAAGTGCCACCCGTGAACGTCACCACAAGTGTCTCGGAAGCGGGATTCTCAACCCGCACGAGCCCACCAAGGGACATGCTTTCTCCTTGCTATTTGTCGGTATACCGGACAGTGAGGGGTGCACCCTCACAACAGTTGGCCTTCACATGACAGTGAGGGCACAGCCAGCGGGTTGAAACGGGCTCAAACGGCAGCATGCAGTTATCGCATGCGATCACTCGTCAAAGTCTCCGTACAGGATCGTCCAGATGTCGTCATCCATAAACACTCCTTATACGGCATCAAGGTGCAGGCTGAATGGCTGCATGACTGCATTGCAGTGCAGTGGTTCTCATAGCCGGAAGTCATACCCCAGGTATGAGAAGTGTGCGCGTATACGCAACGGCACGATCGTGCCGAACTGGACCGTTTGCCGGACTTCTACGCGACCGTCTGCCGAGAATCGGCACGCTCGTGCCGATGGCGTCAACTCTTACGTTAGGGACGGCAAATGGTCGTCCCGGTCGGTGACCTCCTGCACACATGCAGTCTGTCCACAAGTGCTCACATGCCTGCGGCCTAACCGCGTTGCCTCGGAAACGCTAAGGGCCGTTGAAAGCCATCCGCAGGCACAGTTGGCAAAATGGGTCATGGCATCCTCCTGGCGAAGGTTGCACGCTAGCCCCCGCACAAGGCGGGGGACCAGCGG